ACGTTGAATAAAAGCCGAAATAGGCAACCTATAGAAAATTGCGCCATTTTCCATAATAGCGTGAAAAAGTATACCACGTCCAGTAATACTTGATATACCAAATACAATACAGTCTTCAACTTCTCCATGATGTTTTTTACAATCATATAAATATTCTCTTTTAATTTGTGCATAAGTTGCCGGTATGTTTGCGTTTAGATAAGCCATAATTTAATCTCATTTTATATTACCCCAATTGGTTCCTACTTCATAGTCTACTTTGTTAGGTACTTCAAGTGATACAGTAGATTCCATTATCTCTTTTATTTTTTTAGCATGTGCTTCATCACGTACAGATATATCTAATTCATCATGTACCTGTATGTGCGGCAGAATACCTTCATTATGTAAATCTATCATAGCTTTTTTTGTCATATCTGCTGCTGACCCCTGTATTAATTTGTTTAAAGCTTTGTAAGTGTATGCTCTCCTGATCCCTGGTCCGTGTTCCCTGAGTGCATCATCATGAGGCAAGGCTTTATTGATACCAAATTGATTAGGCTCCCACAAAGGAAACCTGCAAGAACGACCAAGAAGAGTTCTAATCTTACCAGAGTCTTGTGCCCTACTCATTACAGCATCCATAAGTTGTTTAACAAATGGTACACGTTGATGGTATTGTTTAAATAGTTCATCTGATTTTAATTTGTTTATACCTAGTTCAGCTTGTAATTTTGTTTTACCCATACCATAAAATAAACCAAGATTAATTGTCTTAGCTTGTGTTCTAGGTATACCCGCCATATCAGCTACGATTGTATGAAAGTCTGCATCACCTTCGTTGTATGCATCTAATACATCGTTAACACCATATAAATTTTGTAACGCTGCATAGTGTACAACTAAACGTGGCTCTTGTTGTGAGTAATCAAAACAACCCCATTTGTGTTTTTCTTCAGGAATAAACAATGATCTGATCCGTGGTCCAAGATCTTTGTTCCTTGCAGGAATCTGTTGTAAGTTTGGATTATTGTATGAGAATCTACCAGTGATAGTTCCACCGCCATCACCACGCAATTGGTTAATCTCTGCATGGATACGGCCCTTGTGAGCATACTTTATGATGGTATCTATAAACGTTGTGTGTGCTTTGTTTATCTCTCTAGCTTTAGCTATTAATTTTACTGTTGGATGTGGATGATTAGATAAAAATCCTTTTGTAAATGATGGTGCTTTTGATTTTTCTGTCCTGTCATATTCTAAATTTAACTTATCAAACATTTTTGCAATGGATCTAGCGGCCCATATTTGTACATCAACACCAGTGGTTGTTAACACTTCATGTAGTAATTTTTTTTCTTGTTCTAGTAATGTTTTCTTTTCATTCGCTGCTTGTTCTTGATTTACACGTACACCGAGAAACCTCATATCTACTAACACAGGAAATAAATTTGTTTCTAATTCAAAGATAGCTTTTAAATCTTGCAGTTCTATTTCTTTTTTCATTTCTTGCCATAACTCTAAAGTTATCTCTGCATCTTTTTCTGCATATTTACCAACATACATTGCAGGTAGTTTAAACATTTCTCCTTTTGCGTCTACACCCCATTCTTTTGCTGCTGCATACAATGCTGCTTCGTCCTTACCTTTACCAATGTATCTTCTTGCACAATTATTTAAATCATATCGCATTTGATTTTCATCTACGATAGCCGCACAAATCATTGTATCTACCATCTGTCCTTTGATAGTAAGTCCCATAGATCTAATCCAACACACGTCATACATTGAGTTGTGAAATATTTTTGTAGCTTCTGTGTGAAGCACACCTTGAAACCATTTAAGAACCATCTTCTTATCCATATTACCACCACCTTCGTGTGCAATTGGATAGTAACCAGACCAGTTGTGTACTGCTACAGCTATACCAACTACTTCTCCAACACCTATTATAGCTCCGGAACCCATTGACTTACCTATGTTTGGATCTTTGGTTTCTAAATCTATTGCTATCTCATTGTAGTCAGATAAATCTGGAAAATTATCTGGTGGTAGCCATTCTGTTTGTGCTTTGAATAATGGTATTTGCATTAAGAATAATCTCTTTCTTTTATCATTTCTAAATAATGTATTGCCTTATCGATGTCTTGTTCTTTTCCTTTCGCTGCATGTCTGCATATATATTTTATAGCCGATCCTTCTGCAAAAGGCAACCTGTTCTTGTTTATAAACTCACTTGGCTGCATGACCATATCTTTATAATGATTGCCACCAACTTGTTTTTTGTATGCTGTCATATTTTAAAACTTTTATAAATATCCTTTGGCTTGACTACATGCAGATGTTCTTTTGTTCTTGTTGCTCCAACATAAAACAATCTGTTTTCATCATCAGGATTTTTTTCATAACCTTTCTGTGTGTTTAAACTTAAATCAGATAACAAAACTACATTATCAGCCTCTCCACCTTTTACTCCATGTATTGTAGAAAGTAAAATTCGTGGTTCTTCATTTAACTTTTCTCCATTTTTTCTCATCTTTCTAATATAGTTTACATTTTTTTGTGGTGCTTCATCAAATGCATCAAACCAAACATTGTCTGTCTTTAATCCAAAATGTAATTTTAATTCAGATAAATTATAGTAGTTGTCTTTGTTTAATTCTTTTATTCTAAATTTATTAAAATTATCTACACTTATGTAAGACGCAATTCTTTGTACACAATCACCACTAATATTTTTACCAGTTCTTAATTTTTCCCAATCTGTAATAGCTTCATGTAAATCTTGTTCATAACCTTTTTTAAATTTATTTTTGTAGTACAAACCTTTTTTATACAATGTATCTTCCAGATCATTTAACATGTATTTAGTTCTAGCTAACACTAACCATTTGCCAGAAGAAAAATCTATATTCTTAAATTCATTGTGATAGGATAACTTTCCCTCTACGGTCCTTGGCTGCCATTCTTTTTTTAATCTATTAGATACTCTACCTATAATATTCATAGCCACATCATGCACAACTTTAGGTATTCTATATGATTGTGTTAAATTTAATAATTTTCCTTTTTGTGTAATAAATCTATTTACATCTGCACCAGCCCATCTAAAAATAGCTTGATCATCATCGCCAGCTATAAAAGAATCATCTGTTTTATTCCAAATAGTTTTTGCCATATCCCATTGCATAGAAGATAAATCCTGCGCTTCATCTATAAATACAACATCAAAACTAGGTGATTTATCAGATTTGGTAAATTGAAATATCATGTCTGTAAAATCTATAAGGCTATAATCTTTCTTGTATCTAATTAATTCATTTGATAAAATGCGTAAATTTTTTACAGATATATCTTGTGTGTGTTCTTTTAAATTAAACTGTTGTTCTGGTGTAATTCCTCTTAATCTTGCTAAGTGTATGATACGTAAATAATCACTTTTTGTAGTAAATAGACCAGTAAATTCTTCATCATAATCATTATAATCTACAAATATTTTTATTTTTTTACCTAAATCTTCATAATGCCTTCCCTGCATTACATTTTCTTTTCTTAAACCTAAAACTCTAAATGCTAATGAATGCAGTGTTCTAAAATAGGGTAGGTCATCTTCTGATAAATTAAATCTTTCCATGGCTCTCTCTCTTGCTTCGTTAGCAGCTTTCTGTGTAAATGCAAAATAACCTATTCTGTTAGGGTTTGTTTTTTTAAGATAGTCTTCTAATAAATTTAAAAGAGTCGTAGTTTTACCTGTTCCAGGTGGTCCTAATACAATTGTTTTCAAAATACATCTTTCGCTTTAAATTCTTTTGGTGTGTATGTATCTGACTGTTTTTCAAACTCATCCACTACCATTACATTTCTTCTTTTCTTACCAATACTAATTCTTGTTTCTTTGCACTTACAATACTCAGCCATCATCTGTAATGTTTCTGCATACTTTTCCGGCCATTTCCTACGTGCTAAATATTGATGAAAAAATTGTTGAAATATAAAATGATGTTTTTTTTCTGCTGTCCAAACATTACCTCGTTCCATATCCTCTTTAGTTGCTCCAGTGCCTGTCCTGTCTGTACAATATTCCTCTAGATAATCTAGCAGCTGCTCTACTTTAGTAGCACCTTTAGGAGGGTCTACTTCTTCTACGTTTGCTAATAAACCATCTATGTAT